GGTACTTTTGACGGTACTGGTAACTTGGACATCGGTTTCGCTTCAGGCGAGCATGATCCTATTGACGTTCTTTCTCACATGGCCCGTCTCCTTGACGAAGCTAATGTTCCTGAAGAAGGTCGCTGGTTCTTGGCTAATCCAGAGTTTTATGAAGTCCTTGTACAAAGTTCTTCTAAGCTCTTGTCAGTTGACTACAACGCTGGTCAGGGTTCCATCCGTAATGGCTTGGTAAGCTCTGGTAAGCTTCGTGGTTTTGACATGTATAAGACTAACAACATTGCTGCAACAACTAACGCTGCAGGTCAATGTCTTGCTGGTCACATGTCTTCTACAGCTACGGCTCAGACGATTACCAGCACGGAAGTAATTCGTGACCCAGATAGCTTTGGTGATATTGTGCGTGGTCTTCACGTATACGGCGCTAAAGTACTGCGACCAGATGCTATGGTTTCAGCTTTCTACGGAATCGACTAATAGGAGCGGGGGTGTAAAAGCCCCCAATCTTTTATAAGGAATTAAACATGCCGCAAATAGGTAATAACGATAATCCAGTAATGTTTAGGAAAGCGATTGTATCTAAGGATAGTCGTTTTCGTAAGGGTTTTGATAAAGACAAGTATCAGGAAAACTATAATCGTATCTTTGGCAATAAGACAGAATTAGAAATAGCTAGGGAGAACTCTAAAACTTTTAGCATGGAGCAGGAATAATGAAAGATAAGTACATGATGGGCGGTTATAGCATGACAGATAAAATGCAAGGTCAAATGAAAAAGAAAATGGCTGAACCCCGTGGTGGTTATGCTCATGGTGGTAAAGCTATGGGCGGTAAAGCTGATATTGCTGCTATGGAAAAGGCTTGTAGCGCAACGGCCGGTAAGAATAAAAGCGTAACTTACTGATGAAAGTAGCCGCCCCTAAAGGATACCATTGGATGAAAGAAGGTAAGTCTTCTAAGCTTATGAAAGATCCTAAAGATGGTTTTAAACCTCACAAAGGCGCAAGTAAATCGGTCGATTTTCCAATTAAAAAGGCACATTAATGGCTACTTTCTTAAATTTGGCTAACGAACTTCTTAGAGAGATGAACGAAGTAGAGCTTACAAGTTCTAGCTTTGCTTCCGCTGTCGGTATTCAACAGCACGTAAAAGATGCCTTGAACAGAGCTTACTTAGATATTGTTAATGAGGAACCGCAATGGCCTTTTCTTGCAGTTAATTTAAGTGGTGAAACTGATCCTATGTACGGTAATGCGTATGTAGAAACAGTAGTAGGACAGCGTTGGTACACCTTAAAACCTACGAGCAGTTCTTTAACTACTGACTACGGCTACATAGACTGGGATAACTTTTACTTAACGACTGTAGGTGTAGACGGCGAGACTGCTCCTTACACTGCACGTAACCTACGCTTTACTACTACAGAGGCGTGGAAAGACTACAGACGTATCCCAGAAAACCTAGACGATGCAGATACACAACAGTACGGCGTACCTGACAGAGTTATTAAAAGTCCTGACAACCGTAAGTTTGGGCTAAGTAACATCCCTGATAAAGTATATCGTATTTGGTTTTACGCTTATTCTTTGCCTACAGAGTTATCTAATTTTGGGGATGAGGTAGTATTTCCTAATACTTATAAACCTGTTCTTTTAAATAGGGCTAGGTATTACGTATATCAATTTAAAGAAAGCCCTCAGTTCTCTGCATTTGCACTTGAAGATTATAAGCGCGGCTTGAGACTTATGAAGTTAAATCTTATTAGTCCCGGCCCCGGTGAATTTAAAGATGACCGAACGAGGTTTATTTAATGTCACAGCCGTTTGGTCTATCAGCTAAAGGTGGATTATATACCAGTCTTAACCAGCTTGAGATGCTTGGTCAGCCCGGAATTGCTTCTAAGCTTACAAACTTTGAGGTAGATACTGACGGCGGCTACAGACGAATTAACGGTTTTAGTGTATTTGGTGGTGATTCAGCCGCTAAACCTAACGGATCTAATAAAGTATTAGGTATTAGAGGATACGCAGACGGAGTAATAGTTTGCTCAGGCACCGGTATATTTTTCAGTCAAGACGGTACTTCATGGATTTCAATATCAAAATCTAGCGTACACAGCAGCGGCGACAACTATTCTACTTTTACAGGTCGTTCAGATTTAGCACGTACTAATCAAAAGCAGACTAACTTTTCATTCTTTGAAGGTCTTTCTGATTACGGTGAAATTCTTATATGTGACGGCGTTAATAAACCTTACTTTTTTAGAATGGAAGGTACGGGTAATCTAAACACAAGAACTTTTTTTGCAGGTGAGATTACAGTATCAGGCAGCGTTGCTCCAGCAGTAGGTACTATACACGACAAGCATTTTGTAGTTGCCGGTGCTGGTACAGCTTCTAACACTATTTATTATAGCCATACTAACGACCCTGATAACTTCTCAGGAGCTGGTGCAGGATCAATTGTTTTAGAAGATCAGGTAGTAGGACTAGCCAGTTTTCGTGATGACTTAATTATTTTTTGTAGAAACAGTATATTTAAGCTGCTTAACATAAATGATTCTAACTCAATTGTAGTGCAGCCGGTTACAAAAAACGTAGGTTGCATGGATGCACAGAGTATTCAGGAAATTGCAGGTGACTTGTTGTTCCTAAGCCCTGATGGGTTAAGAACTGTTGCAGGTACAGTACGTATTGGAGACGTTGAGTTAGGGACTGTAAGTAGACCTATACAGCCTACTATTAAAAGCATAGCTGCTAATATAGATAATTTAGATGTCACAAGCGCCGTACTAAGAAGTAAGTCACAATACAGATTATTTTATAATACAAATGGCACAGCTAATACTGCTGCTAAGGGCGTTATAGCTACTTTAACTAATGACGGGTTTCAGTTCTCAGAAACTATAGGTATTAAAGCTACAGCCTTGACTTCAGATTTAGACACAGACGGTATTGAACAAACATGGCACGGCGACACAGACGGGTATATTTACAATCACGATGATGGTAATTCTTTTGATTATGGCGGTACTCCTGCTGATGTAACTTCAGCCTACCAAACACCTAATTTAGATTTTGGAGATGTAGGTACTAAAAAAACTATTCGGTATGTGCGAGTTTCTGTAAGTCCAGAAGGCGGAATACAGCCTACACTACGTGTACGTTATGACTATGAAGACCCTACAATTGCACAGCCTTTAGATTATGTTTTAGATAGCATACCTCTACCTAGTATCTTTGGAACAGGTAAGTTTGGGGCTAACGTATTTGGAGCAGCTTCCGACCCCCTAATTAGACAAGCAGTGCAAGGCAGTGGAAACACTGTAAGTTTTGTAATAACAAGCACAGATAAACTAGCACCCTATACAGTGAATGGTCTTTACGTAGACTACACTCCATCAGGAAGGAGATAATAAATGGCTCAGAGCTATACCCGACAAAGTACATTTGCTGACGGAGATACGATTACAGCAACTTTATTTAACAATGAATATAATCAGTTAGTTAATGTTTTTGCATACTCTGATAGTAGCGCCTCTAGTACTGGTCACAGGCACGATGGAACCGCAGCACAAGGCGGTAATATTCCTCAGATTGGTGACTTAGATTTTAAAAATAAAATTGTAGTAGACTCTACGAATAACAGATGGGGAGTGTTTGTTGAAGTTAGTGGAACGGCTGTTGAACAAATCAGGATTCAAGATGGTGCGATTGTGCCTGTTACTAATAGTGACATTGATTTGGGTACATCCTCATTGGAGTTCAAAGATCTATTCTTGGATGGAACCGCTCATATTGATACTCTCGATGTCGATGTCAACGCCACGGTTGCTGGAACTTTAGGGGTCACAGGAGCTACTACGCTTTCTAGCACACTGGCGGTCACAGGAGCTGTTACAGGCTCTAGTACAATTCAAGGTACGACCATTACAGCTACTACAGCTTTTGTTCCTGACGCTTCTGACGGAGCTTCATTAGGGGGAGTTAACCTACAGTTCAGTGATCTTTTCTTAGCTGACGGTGCTCTTCTTGCTTTTGGCGACGACCAAGACGTAACAATTACTCACCTTGCAGACGCTGGTTTATTGTTGAACGGTGCGAGAGGTTTATTCTTTAACGATACTACTCAATACATTAATGCCCCTAGCGGCACGGTACTGGATATTGCAGCAACAGATGAAATTGAACTTACTGCAACCTTAATAGATATTAACGGTGCTGTAGATATTTCAGGTAATTTAGATGTAGGCGGTAACTTAGTAGTAACAGGTACGACTACTTTTAACGGTGGTACACTTACTTTAGGTG